ATATGTCTTTTTATTCTCCACAAACATCAGACATTCAGGGTCAGCAGGTTGAACTAAAAGCCCTTAATACTATTGATGTTCAAGTTAAATACCGTGATACATCCGGCTCCAATTCAGCAACCCACACCGTAACGGCCAACAAGTTAAAGCTGGATTTATCCTCTGGCTTTGATGAGCAGATTTTGACAGGCTCAGCCCGATTCAAAGTTGGTGCGGACACTTATCTAGATCGCACTGGCTTGCTGTATCGCAATGTAAATCCGGCGAATAACAGCGGGATTCAGTCTGGTGTGATCCAGTATGGTACCGGTATTGTTGAAATCGACTCATGGACACCGAATGCAGATAACACGATTACTCTGGAATCCTTAACTACCACAACCGATCTATTGCCAGTCAATAAAATCAGCTTTAGAACACCGATCATGCCGATCCGGCCACAATCTTTAACTGTAGTAGTGGGTACGCTTGAATATGGCCAGCTCACACTGACTGCTGATGAAAATGGCGTAATTGAAACCAGTCGGGCGCATGGTCAGGTCAATTGGGAAAATGGCTTTGTCACGATTTACTTCTATACCAAAACCAAAATCACCGAAGCCAACCGAGCGGAAATTGAAGCCAACGAATGGTATGACCCGCTGCTCGAATATGATGAACTAGATGGTCGCTATATCAATGTACCGGTTTGGGTGGATGCCTCCTCAGTACGCTATAACGCAGTGGCTTATACCTATATTCCACTAGATTCGGAAATTCTAGGTCTATCTGCCACACGTTTGCCGATTGATGGTCGGGTGCCGATCTTCCGGGTCGGTGGTATCGGGATCGTTAGTTCAAGCAAAGCTCAGGAGCTACCAAGTGCAATTGCAGGTACTACATACGATCTAAATGATCAGCGGATTTCATGGGCAGAACTTGAAGATGCCAACGGAACGAAAGTCGCTTTCGATTTGTACACAGTTGATTATGATTATGGCCGCGTGACATTGGGCGGTGACTTCGTACTGGGTAATCTGGTTGCACCACTGACAGTGAAATACCGCTATCAGGATATGGGGCTGATTCGTGACGTTCAAATCAATGGCCAGCTGACCTTCACCAAGCCTTTAACCCATAACTATGATGCAGTGGATACCATTGTGGGCTCTGCTTTAGTCATCGGTGATATGCAGGCGCGTTATACCCGCAAATTTGTACAAGGCTCGTGGAGTAATGCTTGGGCAGATGAGCCGAGTTCAGGAATTTTAGCGAATTACAATGACTCGCTCTATCCACTTCAGGTTATCAATAAAGGTGCGATTCAAGAACGCTGGGCATTAATCTTTACCGATGCACAATCGTTTCGATGCATTGGTGAATATTCTGGTCAGATCGGTACTGGTACCACCAATGCGGACTATGCACCAATTAACCCAGTCACTGGTGTTCCATACTTCTCCATTAAGAAAGAAGGCTGGGGGGCAGGTTGGGCCAATGGTAACGTCCTGCGTTTCAATACCGTGGCTGCAAATTTCCCAGTCTGGGTGATCCGCACAGTAAAGCAATCAGAACCTACAGTCATTTCAGATCAGTTTCAGATCATGCTACGCGGTGATATTGACCGCGTATTGTAGGTATTAATTTAAATATCGCCGCTTAAAGCGGTCTTTTTTATGAGTAAATAAAAATGGCGACAGATGTAGATGTTCAATATTTTAGCCACTTAAATGGCTTAACCCTTGGTAATAATTGGGGTGACTTAATTCGCCTGCTTGATAAAGCATTGGTGACAGGTATTGATTTCACTCAAATCACAGCAGCATCGATTGATGCTCAAGGTGATGTGCATATCACTTTATCTTCAGCACATAATGTAATGTTATTTCAGGTGGTCGAGTTGTTTGGATTTACTCCAAGTTCTCTTAATCAGAAATACCGTATTAAGGGTGTGCCGAGCGCGACACAGCTTATCTTAAAACCAAAAACAGATATTGTTGAGCGCTCAATTACTGCAATAGGCACTGGAAAGCTTGCATCACTTGGCTATGAAATTATTTTTCGTGATACAAACGATGTGAAGCGAGTTTATCGTGCCAAAAATCCAAGTGCACAGCATCCATTTATTCGTGTGGATGAATCACTTGCAAGTGACACAGGCACATATACAAGCACGTATGCAAAGTACGCGATAGTGGGGCTACTTGAGCACATGGACCATATCGATGACTATGAAAATCCAGATGCGTTACAACTCCCTTATGATGCAACAGATCTTGCTAAAAATTGGAAAATCACAGGAACAGGTGCAGCGTGTGTGCGGGGTTGGAGCAGGTGGTATTGGACAGCAAATGGCTTTTATTGGATGCAGGATAGCGAAAGCCAAACAGCTGGGGGGAGGCACTTTACGATTCTTGGCGATGCTGATGCTTTTTACTTTGCTGTGCATCCATATCCTGTTGCAACAGATGTCGGAGCAAAAATGGTATATGGATGTGGAATTTTTGAATCAGCATTAGATACCCTCTATAGTCCGTGGTTTTTAGCTGCAAATTTTAGAAATGTACCAGCTTCAAGTCAGTATGCTAATGGGGGATATTCAGAGCCGTTTATAAAAGGTGACGATGCTAAGTCTTATTTCTTACTACCGAAAGAAGATTTATTAAATAAAGCGCAAGTTGATGCTTTCGTTGTTAATCCAGTTTTATCAGACAGTACACAAACCCTGAGTGGAACGGCAACACGGGCGACCAATCCTGTAGCGGCTATCCAATTTCCAATTTTAGACAAAGATCGGCGATTACGTGGAAATTTAAAACACTTGCACTATGCTGCGAAAAAACATACATCAAGTAATGTTACTACTCCAATTATTGCAGGATCTTCTATGTATGTTTGGGATAGTTGCACAGCTTACAGTTCCACTGGTGGATTTTATTATTATTTAGGGGAGCTAGAATGAAGCCAGTAAAAATGAGGATTAGGAAGTCTGATACTTTATTGCAAGCTATCTCGACTGGCCCAATCGTGGCTAGGGTTAGCGGATCTGTTAAACGATTGGGTAGTAATTATAGGGATGCTGTAGTCATGCTTTATAACAAAGCCAACTTACAGCTGATTGCGATCAAAAAACCAGATGAAAATGGTAATTACCAATTCTCAGGCCTAAATACAGATCTAAAAACATTCATTGTTGCTTTTGATCAAAAGCAACAATTCAATGCAGTCATTCAAGATAACGTGGTTCCAAAATGAGTAAAACATCAGTTAATGCTCGGCTTGCCATGATTCAAGCCTTTGCAAATTTTATGGATAACGGTAGCCAAAGTGCTACCATTATTTTTTATGAGGGAGTGCAGCCTGCCAGTCCTGCTATTGCAGCAGATCAAAACAGTGCTTTGGTAACGCTAACATTCCCGGAGCCTTGTATTAAGGAAACCACTGCTACTTATGTGGAGTTTCATCCGACCGATACAGGCACTGTGATTAAGGCTGGTACCGCAACCTGGGCACGTTTTTATAATGGTGCTAGTGAGGCGGCTGCTGATCTAACAGTGGGCACAGATATTTCCTTAGCCAATACCAATCTAGCCCTTGGCGGTACGCTGTCTGTTACTTCAATAAAACTCAGACCTTAAATTAAAAGGGTGCTCATGTGGATTTTAAAAATAAGCTCGGCACCGTTGATGCTCACAACCTAAACTTAAACTTTAAGCCTGACAATACTGACAGCCATAACATCATTCTGAATTTTGAGCATCTGGCCGATGGCACAACCAATCTTAATTTTGGTGATGATGTATCTGCAATAATCGAGACGGTACTTGATACTGAGTTTTCATTTGAAGTCACGGCGATCTATGCGGAGAGTGGTGCAAATACCGCAGTCATAGATACGGTACTCGACACTGAATTCAGCTTTGATGTAGTTGCTGTATTTAGTGAAAACACGGATGTTATTGGCCAGATTGATACAATCTTAGATACCCGCTTTAGCTTTGAAATCGAAGCAGTATTTAGTGAAAACCTGTGCATCATTGATGTGGTTTTAGATACTGAGTTTCAATTTGAAGTTAAAGCATTATTCGATATCAATCATCTGGTGGGTGTGTCCTATGGCTTTGACATGCGATATCAGAAAGCGATTGCATGTCTGAGCACTACAGAAATCCCCTGGGCTAAACCGATATTAAGAGTCTCAAATGAGGCTCTTTTTTATGAGCAAGGCTTGGTGATTTCCAATCAGGCGGATATTTGGTATGAGCAAGCAGGATCCTTAACCCGAGCGATTAGATCCCTTCATGAGCAAGCAACTGGTTTAAGTTCTGACGCTTATATGATTTGGGAAGAAGGCGATAAGCGCTTTATTCATCAGCGTGATCTGCATGATGAAACGATCAAGCTGCGCCATAACCGTGAAACAGTCTGGCAAGAAATGATCCGTCGGCGTAAGACTTTTACTTACTCACATGAAGTGGCTCAGGTCTTTGAGCACTGCTTTTCATTTGAATGGGATAAGAGTCTTGAGATTGTCACCAAGTCAGACTTGCCATGGGATCAGGCCAAAGCGATTCATTACCGCAAACATCCGGTTCAGCCTTGGCCAAAGCCTGAATTACCCAAATATGAAGGCACTGGCGATCTAAATTTTGTCTGCTTATGTCATGACGTTGATTCACACAATGTTGTTTTAAATTTTGGTGCAGATGACTGTATTCCAGCACTGCCAAAAAGGAACTGGTGGTATATCGTGAACACATTAACAGCCGAACGATTGGATACCGGCGAGAAGATTAAAGTCATGGATGGTACCTACAGTACCAGCCGGTCTCAATGGTGCTGGACCTACTCCATTACCGTGGCTCATACGGAAAAAGAAAAGCTGCAACCGATTAATGGCCAGCCGGTGATTCTGAAAGTTATGATCAATGGATTTGAGCATCATATTTTGCTTGAAGATCCAGAAGAGATCCGACGCTTTGCCAGTGTTTTATACACCTACCCAGGGCGAAGCGTTACTGCTTTGAACTCAGATAAATACGGACCAACGCGCTCTTTTATTCAGGACAATGAGCGCACCTCTGTTCAACTGGTTCAAGCTGAATTGGATCGAGCGAATAGCGGTACCAACCTGGACTGGAAACTGATTGATGAACTGGGCTGGATCGTAGCGGTGGAGAGCCTAAGTTATGCAGAACTTGCACCGATTGATGCAATCAAACAGGTAGTGGATGCAGGCGGTGGCTTTATCTATAGCCAGAAAGCAGGCAATACACTGACCATTTTACCCCGGTACCAGAAAGGCTATTGGGATGCGATGACGGTGGATGATTACGACATTCTGTTATCTGAAAGCCTGGTGATGCAGCAAAACATCAAGAAGAACGATGAATACATTGCAGACTTTAATGCCATCACTGTAGTGAATAGCCGATCTGGTGAAAGCCTAAAAGTTCAGCAGCGCAGTTCTTCAGGTAATGTGCCGCTTGAGTCAGTGACGGGTCCATTATTTAACGTGGTGTCAGGTGCTAGTTACGGCAAGAATTCATTAGTGAAAGCCAATATTCAGGAATTGCACACTTTCTCTGATATTCCAGTCATTCAGGAAATTGGTGAGATGTTACCCGGTAAAACCATCGCTTTTAATGGTCAGTGGTGGGGTGTGATCGATTCAGTTTCAGGCAGTTTCTCACATGAAAAAGTGAATGAAACTATTACAGTGGAGCGCATCACCCGTGACTAATCCTTTATTTGAACTGCGTAAACTACTAAACCCAACACATGCTGAGTACATTGGTACCATTACTTCAGTGAAGCATCCAGAGTATCGGGTTCAGGTTGATGGGGGATCGGGTCCAGTACTTTGCACATCCGGCACAGCTTATAACTTGGGTGCCCGAGTTTTTATTGCAAACCAGGTAATTTTAAGGCCGGCACCCACTGGCCAGCACTCAGAAATAGAAGTCTAAACTTAACCAAACAATCGCACCTTTTTAGGTGCTTTTTTAATGCCAATTTTATAGGGGGATGTATGACTAAAGGGGATGTATATGGACTTTCTTAGTCAAGTATTGGAAAGCATAAAGAACCATTCACACATCCTTTTTACAGGTGTGCTGGGTGCAACTTTTGGCTTTCTATTAAGCAAGGAGCCGACTCGGGATCGCTGGATAGGATTCTTTGCGGGCTTCATTTTATGTGTGGTCTTTGCTAAACCGGCAAGTTTATTTCTTGCTAGTGGTAACTATCCAGAATTATTTGGTTTCATTCTGGGCGCTGCTGGTAAAAGTACAGCTGAAGCATTGCTGAGTTTGGCTCGATCGAGAGTTCTTGGTTTAGTCAAAAAGGAGAGTGAAGATGCTGCTAATCATAAGTAAGACGGCTTTGGTATTATTTATAGTTTCGTTTGCAATCATGGCATTTCATCCAAAAATTCAACTCCCAAAACACATCGATTTTCTATTGGTGTTGTCGATCCTTTTTGGGGCAGCACTTTTTGTTAAAGATGAGTATTCGCCCAGTCCGGCCGGAACACTTTTTTATACCACGGTAAGTATTTTATTCGCACTATTTACCCGACAACTCTATATTTGGGGTAAGGGTGGTGCACGTCCTAAATTTTTTAATACGGATAAAGATGGTGACAACCCATGAAACATATTTTTGATTTCTTGC